TGCCAGCCCCGCGGCGTGACCCGGACGGCGGTCCAGTCCGGCGTGCCGAGGTCGACCAGGATGCCGCCGGCATCGCGCGCGTAGCGCAGTGACAGGGCGACCTTCGAGTGCCGCGCGTCCGCGCGCAGCATGTCCAGCGCCACGTTGCGGTTTGTCTCGTTCAGCGGCAGGCCCGCCGCGCGCACCACGTCAAGGCACCAGTGCTCGGCCTCGCGCCCGTCCAGCGCCACAGTCTCGGTCACCGTGCCGTTGTACTCGAGCCGCCGGCGCCCGCCGTATGGCCGCGCGTCCGCCGCGTTCACGCCGATCCAGTCCAGCCGGTCCCGCAGCAAATTGTAGATGCGCTCCGCGGCACGGGCCTGCTCGCCGTCATTGCCACCGCGCAACTGTGTCACGCTGGCGGCGGCTGTGGCTGGTGCGGCGGGTGGAATGGCGGTGCCTGGTCCCGTGCCGGTTGCGCCTGATGCCACGCTGCCCCCCTGTGCCGCACCGTACTGCGCGGCCATGTATCCTGCCACTGCCGGTGCCGCGATGCCAGCAACCCGCACGGCCTCGCGCACCGCGGCCGCCACGGGCATGTCCACGACCGGCGACGGCGCGGCCAGCTTGCGGGCGTGGTCCGCGATGGCTGCCAGGTCATCGGTGCGCACGGCCAGCGCGTCCTGCAGCACCTGCGCCAGTCCCGGCACCTCGCGCCGCAGCCACGGCCACCCGGACAGTTCCCGGCCCTGCGCCGGATGGCCCAGCTCCTTTGCCGCCGACGCCGCGCGGTCGTTGGGTGCCACGCTGCCGGCGGCCATCGCGATGTCGCGGATCACCGCCGGGATGTCCTGCCACGGCCAGCCGCCCTGAAGGAGCACGCGCGCCATCGGGTGCGGCAAAAAGTGCCGCTGGCCCTCGGCCTTGGCCCACTCGCTGGCGGCCGCGGCGACAAGCACGGCGCGGCGTTCCGGGTCGGCCGCCATCTCCGGCCGCGCCTCACCGCGCGCCGCGGGCGCGGTGCTGAACGCCACCTGCGGCAGAACCGGCAGTTCGCCGTCCAGCCAGTCCAGCGAGTACAGGCAGTCCGCGTCGCACTGCAGCAGCCTCACCGGCCGCGGCGCGTCCTGCAGCTTGCGGTTCCACGTCCCCGGCAGGCGCAGGATCCGCGCGAGGTCGCCGACGTCGTCGCCCGCGTGCGTGCCGTCCGGGCCGCGCAGCATCTCGCGGACCCGCGCGTTCCACAGCGGCACTGACTTCAGGCGCTCGCCTGTCACCGGCGCGTCCAGCAGCCAGTAGCAGTGCAGCCCGCCACCGGAGTCCACCACGATGCTTGGCGGAACCGCCACGCGCGACAGCCGGTCAAGCGCCGCTTCCTTGCCCGTGCAGCCGTTGCCCTTCTTCGACACGCTGCCATCGAGTTCGGCCCACAGCGCCGTCACCGCCACCACGTCGTGCGCCGTCCCGCCGCGCGCCCGGCGCGCTGCCACGCCCACGTACACGTCAAGGCTGGCGGCATCCGCGCTCGCCGCCACACGGGCCACGCCGTCCAGCGAGCCGACGTCCAGCCACGCGCGCCACTTCGGCGCGGCCGCGCGCACGCCAGCATCGGCCCACGCCGGCGCAAACGGCCTCACCTCCACGCAGCCTTCCGGCGCACGCCCGTACAGCGCGCCCAGGAAGGCCGCGGCTTCCTCCACCCGCAACCCGTCCGTCATGGCGGTGCCCCACTCGTCGCGATGTTTCAGTTGCCTGCAGGCGCAGCGTCGCGCGGCAGGGCACGCTCCACGAGGTCGCGGATCGCGTCCGAGCGGGTCAGCCGCGCACCGGGGTGCTGCCGCTTCATGCCGTCCAGGTACCCGTCGATGCGCCCCAGCAGGTCAAAGCCGATCCGCACGGCCAGCTGGCAGTCCAGCTGCTGCTCGCGCGACTCCGTCACGGGCGGGTTGGTGGTGTGGTTCCGGTTCATGCCTTGGTCCCCGAGCGGCCGGTTGCAGGTGGCCGCATGGCCGGAAGGTGCCACCGGCGCATTGCGCTGTCAAGCATTGTGCGGCGGAAAGTGGCCGGGAAGGTGGCCTGGACGGGGCCGGATGACGGCGGCGTGGAACCGGGTGAGCGGCCTTGCCGGGAAGCCATGCTTCCAGAAAAGACGTTGACGCTTACGTCGCTGCAACCATTGCGCTTTGCCTTGGCATTGAGCCGAGTCGCAGGCAAAATGCTGCAATGTTGCCTGTCTTTACAGGAGGCTTGACCGGATGACGTAACCGTGCAAAGCCAAAGGCGTTTGGAAGGTTGTGGAGGTTCAGGAGCGTTGTGCACTATGATGAAGAAGAAGAAAAGAGTACCTAAAGGCCCCTACGGGCGGGCCGGAGAGGGGGAGGACAAGGGGACAAGAGTATAGAATCGACCCTTCAGAAACGGTCAACCTCCCAAACATGATTGCAAACAGCAAGTTGCGTTTTGATTCTGCTCCAAAGAACCTTCCCATAAAGTCTTTCATGCCTCCGGAACGCCCTATTGACTCTTGCTGTAAAGTCATGCAGCGTTGCCTTCACGGGCCATGGACGGCCTGCAGAGGAGTGCGCAATGGCAGGTCAAAGGAAAGCAATCGTCGCGGACGGCACGGTCAGGTTGGCGAGGGACAAGTGGGTCAGGTTGGTGGCGAGGTTCATGGCCGAGAACACGCACCTGACCAGGCAGGACCAGGCCGATGCCATGGGCGTGCAGATCCCGACGCGCAACAAGTGGCTGGCATCAGCCAGGGCCATGGGCATCGAGGTGCCAGACCCGGTCAAGGTTTCCCCTGTGCCGGCGTCGTCCAATGCCGAAGCCATCGCAAGGCGCGCCGAGAACAAGCGCAGGGTCGCCCTGTTCGATGCGGACATCCCCGAGTGCGTCCTGCACCATGAACTGGGGTTCTCCGGCATGACCCTGCAGCAGGCTCGCTCCGCCACCCTCGCCGAGGCCAAGCGCCTGCGCAAGTGCGGCTACTGGGTCAAGATCCACAAGGTGGACGCCGGCTGGGACGAGCCTGCGACCGGGGAGCCGGACGAGGTGCCGGTCGAGGTCCCCGATGACGTGGGGCCGGTGCCGGTCGAGGTGCCAGAAGACATGGAACTGGTGCAAGCCGTGGCCGAGGCGCCGGCCGACGAGCCAGCCCGCCCGTGGTACGCCCACCTGCCCAGGGAACTCTGGCCCGCCAGCGCGCTCTGACCAGCCTGCGACAGATCCTGTCGCATGACAATGCACGGTGGCAGGCCATTGTTTCCTGACGCGGACAATCTTCAACACGGCAGCGCCATTGTCCTCGGCGAGACACTCGTGAGACACCAGTGAGACACTCGTGAGACAACTTGCGACAGATCCTGTCGCATGACGGCGTTCGACGGACAAATGTCGCAGGTAGGCAAAGTTTGCGGGGTTTCGGCCCCTCACGCTGCCGTTCGTGAGCTTCCGGGCCGGGCGGCAACGCGAGGGTGCGCCGTCTCAACGGTTGCTTTGCCAGCGCGCGCATGACATGCTCCGTGGGGCCGGAACATCCGGCCGCGGAGTTGTGCCATGCCACGCAAGCGTAAGGAATCCCAGCAGCTGGACACCAGCACGCTGGACACGGCCGCTGCCGCTGCCCCGGACGGGGAGCAGGCGGCCGGGGGCCTTGAGGAACCCGGGAGTGTGACCTCGGCCCTTGCAGGGGAGAACTGCGCCTTTTTGCCGGGACCGGCGAAGGGGGCGAGGAATGCCCGCGGGACGGGGTGGGACGACCTAGACAACTGGCCTTTGGCTGTTGGCGATTATGCCACTGGTTTGAGCCTGTTGCAGTGGCTGTGGTCGTTTGACCGGGCGTACAGCATCGGGGACCTGACGGCGATGGCACAGGCCCGGTTCGAGTTGAGCCGCAAGCGGCGCCTGCCCGGGCACTACTACCACGTGCTGCGCAAGATGGCGAAGTCGTGGCGGTTGCGCGAGACGCAGCAGCGGATGTGACGCGCAAGCCGCAAGCCGCAAGCCGCAAGCCGCAAGCCGCAAGCCGCAAGCCGCTGGCATGGCCGCGGCCGCGATTGTTTCGTCCGGTGGACAATGCAGCTGGTGCAGCTGCCGGGTCGCGGGCGGCCCCCGCCGCTTGCGCCTGCGTCCCGTTGTCATGCAACGCTTGACAAGGTTGTGGAGCCTGCTACCATGGGCGACAGATGGGCCGCTGGACTTGGCCGATCGGATGAGGCAATTGATGAAGACACAAAACTGGCGCCTGACATTTCACAACTCAATCCTTGGTTGGTTCCTTGTGTCTGCCCGCTGCAAGGGTTGTAAGACACTGTACAGCCACGACATTCCGTTGCACGTTCAAGACTACTGTGAAGCGACCCTGAAGAACGGTCGCTTGCTTCTTTCGCCTGGCGCCCAAGAGGTCGTGTCTGCGTACCCGGACGCAAGGGCGGGCAAGTACGCGGTCAAATCGTGGGAGGCCATCGCAAAGCCCGCGAAGGCCCGCAACTTGCCTGCCCCGCCGCACCTCGACTGGGACGATGCCGAGTACGCAGGCGACGAGCAGGACGGGGTCTACTACGGGGCAGTGAAGCGGGGACGGTGGTGGTGGGCGTTGGCCACCGTGGACAGCAACACCGGCGGCTTTGTGGATACGTTGTGCGAGGAGCGGCACCGTTCGCGCAAGCTCGCGGAGATCGTCGCGCGAAATGCGGCACTCAAGTGGTGTTGTTACAATGGCGTGGAGGTGTGAGATGTGGGTTGCACTGGACGAGCACAACGTGGTGATCGGCATGGGGGAGCGGATGCTCGAGGCGGCGCGCGAGCCTGCGGAGCGCGAGGGGCTGGTGGGCCAGATTGGCTTGCTGCGGTGGTACGCGGACAACCTTCCTGCCATTTACCGGGCGTCACCGGAAGTCGTGGCGGCGGTGCAGGCCGAGCGCACGGTGCGGTGCTGTGTGATGCAGGACCTGCCCGGCGGCGACCTGTTCGCGCACGTGGACGAATTGCTGGACGGCGAGGTGTCGCCATGAACCGGTACCCTGTGCTGGTGATGGTGGTTGCGGCGAGCGGGTGCCTGACGGCTGACGCGTTCCACATCGGGGGCGCGAGCACGGCGGACGAGGCGATCCGCGCGGCGCGCATGCGGGGCTGGTGCATCGTGCCGGCTGGCCGTGGTGGCTTTGTCTCGCTGCGCGACGAGGGCGGGGCGCCGGTCTGGTGCGTTGCCGTCCGGCACCCCTGAAGCAAGCCGCAAGCCGCAAGCCGCAAGCCGCTGCACCAGCCCGCGCCCGCGCCCGTTACCAGGCCGCGGGCGCGGCCGTTTTTGGCATTGGCCGAGCGGCCGGCGCGCGCCTGGCATCGCATGCCGCAGTGTAATGCAATGTTTGACAAATGCCGCGAACCTGCTACCATGGGCGACAGATGGGCCGGATCCGCGACATAGGGTCGCGCAACTTGGCCGATTGGACAGGGGAAACAATGGACAACGCAATGGACCTCCGGCAGTTTCAACCGATTGTGGCAGAGTCTCGGCGCTTGGATCGCGAGCGCAAGGCAAACGCAGAACGCGAGCGCAAGGCAAAGCGCAAGGCACCAAAGGCAACGCGGATTCTCGTTTACACTGGGCCGTCCCGGTACACTGGCGAACCCGTGATCGCGTGGATCACGCTTACGTCCAAGAACGCGAAGACTGGCGACATGATCACGCTCTGGATCACCGCGGACCATGGCGCGCCGTCCAAGGCGGCGTGCGGCAATTGCGCGCAATTGGACAATGGTTGCTACGCCCAGCAGGGGACGCCGAGCATGGCTTGCCGTTCGTCGCTTCGCGCGATCCGTCGATGGCAGGCTGGCGCCGACAACGGGACCATGGACGGCCGCGCCTTGACGCTGGCGCAATGGCGCCTTGTGCTGGGCCATGCCATCCTGCGTAATGCAGGCTGGGGCGACTCGAGTGCACTGCCCGCTGGCATCGTGTCACGGTTGCACACTGCGGCAGCGAGCGTCCGGGCGTACACGCACGATCCTTCGCAGGTTCTGGCGCGGTCCATGCTCTCGGTTGAATCCGCGGCCGCATACGCTGCAGGCGTCGCAGCTGGCCATCGCGTTGCGGCTGTCGTGCCCGCGGACACTGGCAAGGTTGGTGGCATGCCCGTGCCAGCTGGGGCCGTTGTTTGCCCAGCCATTAGCACGGCCGGCAAGGTTGGCTGTGACCGTTGCACGCTCTGCAGCGGGAGCGACCGGCCCACAGCGCCGCACGTGCTCTTCCCCGCGCACGGGCCCGGCTGGCGCAAGGCCGACGCTATCGCGCGCGCGGGCTGGGGCTGGAATGTTTAGTGCCGTGGCGCTTGTCTACGGGCCCGTGATCGTCGCAGTAGCGATCTACATGCTCGCGCGCGACTAGCACGGACAACGCAACCCAAACCAACGGCAGTGGCACACAATGCCACGGCCGTTGCCGTTTTTGGCAAGCGGCAAGCGGCAAGCGGCAAGCGGCAAGCGGCAAGCGGCAAGCGGCAAGCGGCAAGCGGCAAGCGGCCGGAGCCGGAGCCGGAGCCGGAGCCGGAGCCGGAGCCGGAGCCGGAGCCGGAGCCGGAGCCGGAGCCGGAGCCGGAGCCGGAGCCGGAGCCGTGCGCAAGACAATGTTTGACACCCGCGGCAAGTCTGTTACAGTGTGTATCAGATGGCGCCGGGCAGTCTGGCACGATCGGACCATAACGGAGTAAAGACCATGATTCACAAGAACCTTTTGAACCTGCGCAAGATCCAAACCAACGGTTGGGCCACCATGGAACGCGACGAAATGCACGCGATCGTGGAGCCCGGTGACATGACGCGCTACGACGTTGTGTGCATCGGCGACGCTGCCATCGCTAGCTGCGGTCCGCGCCAATGGGTCATGGTTGGTTGGCGCGGTGACCGTGGCGCGGTTGTCGTGACGTTCGGCGACGATCTGACCAGCTACAACCGTGACGTGCTGCAGTGGTTGGCCACTCTGGCGATCGGCGCTGTGGCAGAACGTCCGGCCGTGATGGACCGGTACCTGTAGCCAACCCAACCCAACCCAGCACAAAGGCCGCGGCACACAATGCTGCGGCCTTTGTCGTTTTTGGCGCACACTTCCCGCTCACCTGGTCATGCGGCCCAGACTGGCCCAGACTGGCCCAGACAAGCGCCCACAATCGGCCCACAACGCACGCAACGCACCATGGCAGGGTACATGGTAGGGGCGTCTGGCGTCTGATAACGTGCGACACTGGCCGCGCCTGGTCACCGGCGCTCGGCGCTCGGCGCTCGGCGCTCGGCGCTCGGCGCTCGGCGCTCGGCGCTCGGCGCTCGGCGCTCGGCGCTCGGCGCTCGGCGCTCGGCGCTCGGCGCTCGGCGCTCGGCCCCGGCGGCTCGGCCCCGGCGACTCGGCCCCGGCCGCAAGCGTTCCGCCAATGATCCCGCACACTTGCAAGCCCAGCACCACGATACCCTGCAAACGTGATCACGGGTGCAGGTGCCACACTGCACCCTGAAACAGTGAACAAATGTAAAGGCAACAGACGTTGCACTACGCTCGCGTACGCGCTACCCTGCCGCTGGCCCGGCACCCCCTCCCCGGAGGTGCCACGGGAGCGAGGAGGGGTCCATCCTCTTGGATGGGTCCCCTCTCCCCCACATGCCCGACCCCGTGGCAGCGGGCATTGACCTGTTGCCCGACCCCGTGGCAGCGGGCATTGACCTGTTGCCCGACCCCGTGGCAGCGGGCATTGAGCCTGTTGCCCGTCCCCGTTGGCAGCGGACACCGTGCCGTTGCGACCCGTCGCCGTCCGCGGACCACATGCCCCGGTCCCGGGCAACCGGCAAGGAGCCACATGCCTGACACCGCAGCCCCGACCCCCTCCCCCCGGTCTAAGAAGCCCTCGAAACTGAAGGCAAAAACGGCAGGGTCCCCTTTGGCCCCGGAAACTGCCGGGCAAGTTGTGGACATGGGCGTTGCCACCCCACCCGCCGAAGAAGCGCCTGCGGCGACGCAGGATGCTGGCGTTGCCAAGGTCCACATGCGGGCGGACCCGGGGCAGGAGCCTGCTCCGGCGGTGCTGTCGCTGACGCCGGGGCAGTTGCGGGACCGGCGGCTGGAGAAGGAGATTGCGACGGCGATCAAGCAGATGAAGGGGAGTCTGGATGGTACGGTGGAGTTGCTGTACATGGACGGGACGAGCGGGCTGAAGGCGCCGGGCAAGCACCGTTTGGACGAGGTTGGCGGGGTGGACGGGATGCGGGTGGTATTCCGCGGGCAGGTGGGGAACTTGCTGCGGCAGTTTCCGGCGAGGGGTGGGGCGCGGCTGGTGCTGAAGGACCGGCATGTGCGTGCGCTGAAGCTGTGCGACGAGCATGCGGCGCGCAGTGACGCGTTTGGCGCGTGGCTGACCGAGCAGAATGCGGCGAAATGCGCGCAGGAGTGCGTGTTCTTTTTGCAGGCGCTGCACGTGGTGATGCAGCCGTACCCGGAGGCGGTGAAGGACACGGTGATGGCGGCGTACTGGGGGCACCGGGACCCGGAGCGTGCCCTGGAGATGGAGCTGTCGTGAGCCAGGCGGCGCCGGAGCGCGACGGGGACCGGATCAGCGAGCGGCTGCCGCCGGGGTTCTCGCAGCCGGTGGTGTTGCGGCGTGCGGGGTGGAAGGAGCCGGTGCGGCCCCGGCGTGAGGTGAAGCAGTGCCGGTACCATGGGGGGAAGTACCCGTTGCCGGCGAGCCCGATGTGCGCGCACCCGGATTGCATCAGGACGTGGCTGTACCTGGCGCGGCTGCGGAGCGTGACGATACGGCGGGTTCTGGTGAAGCTGAACGACCTGTGCCTGGTAGAGGACTTCGTGCAGCACATGGCGTACCGGTACCTGTACCAGCTGTCGCAGGGCAAGACGCCGATGATGCGGCCGCTGTGGATCCTGTATGAGATCTTGGACTTTTTTGAGGGGAAGAACAGGTACCATCGCAGGGAGGAACTGGTGCCGATGAATGTCGGCCGGGTGGATGACGACGAGGACGAGGAGGGGCCTGACTGGGAGATGACGCAGTCTGACGTGGACGCGGCGATCGAGGGGCACCTGGAGGAGGTGGACGCGCGGTACGAGACGGACGGGTACAGCCGGGTGCTGTACGACGAGGTGTCGGACTACATGCTGGTGGCTGGGTTCCGTCTGGAGTTGCTGGCATTGCGCGGGGACGTTAGCATGGGGGACGTCTGGCGCCTTGAGGCGGATGCCCGGATGGAGGGCTTGTCGCTGACGGCGGTGGACTTGCGGATGCAGGTGGCGGCGGCGTGGGTGTCGCTGTGGGCCTCGTACCGGGAAGGAGTCGGAGATGTCCGTGGAAGGAAGCGACGGAAAGAGCGGATCCGGTCACGGGGGGAGCGTGCGCGCGCAGCGCAACTTGGCGTCGGCGATTTCGCGTTTGCGGGTGAAGCCCAAGGACCTGACGGCGGACGACCTGAAGCTGCTGGCGATGGAGTTCATCCTCGACCAGGACTCCATCGACGACGGGCGGGACGCGCAGCGGGCGCGGGTGCAGCTGGATGCGCTGAAGTTCATCCATGAGGTCCGCAAGGACGAGCGCGCGGCGAGCGGCGAGGAAGTGGAGAGTGACTTCGAGGTGTGGAAGGTCAGGCAGAAGGCCCCGTGAGCGGTGGTGCCCATGACCCACGCGACGGCTCCGGTGGCGCGGTACATGGTGCCGCAGGGGCGTAGTACCAAGCAGGACTACTGGGACAGCTGGGTGAACGACTTCCGGCTGTTTGCGCGGGAGATCGTGAAGATCCACGTGCCCGCGGAGCGCGCGGACGCGCTGGGGCTGACGGACGACGAGGTGTCGTTCATCATGAACCCGGCGCAGGACCTGCTGCACGCGACGACGCTGGAAGTGTTCAACGACGAGGCCCCCGGCGGCGACAGCCGTTCGGCGGCGGCGGACGCCTTGGCACCGCTGGCATTGCGGCAGCGCGTGCGGGTGATGGTGCTGAAGGCGCGGCAGGTGGGGTCGAGCACGTTCTGGGTGCTTTGGTTCCTGTGGAAGTGCCTGACGGTACCGGGAACGCGGGTGGCGCTGGTGGCGCAGGCGGCAGAGTCGGCGAAGACGATCCTGCGGATTGCGGCGTATGCGGTTGGGTGCCTGCCCAAGTGGATGGTGGCGAACCCGGCGCTGAAGGCGAAGGTCGGGACGACGGTCATCACGTTCGGGAACGGGAGCCGGATGACGTGCGGCACGGCGAACTCGGAGTTCTGGCGCGGCGCGTCACTGGACGGGGCGCTGCTGACTGAGGTGACGAGCTACGACAGCCTGATGACGACGCTGAGTGCGATCACGCGGGCGTGCGCCGGGCCGGTCATCATGGAGTCGACGGCCAAGGGCGTGGACCTGTTCAAGGACCTGTGGGACGACACGCGCAGCAGCTGGAAGAAGGTGTTCATCTCGTGGATGCTGGACCCGTTCTGCGCGCTGGACAGCACCAGCGTGAAGCCGACCGAGGAGTGCCTGCAGTACATCGAGCGGCACGGGCTTACGCCGCGGCAGGCGAACTGGTACCTGGAGACGAAGTGGACGGAGTTTGCGGGCGACCAGCAGCAGTTTGACCAGGAGTGCCCGGCGACGCCGGAACTGGCGTTCATTGTGGCAGGCACGCGGTTCTTCGTCGGGCGGCACTTCCAGTTCGACACGCGCGAATGGCCGGACATGGACCGGAAGGACTGGGAGAAGCCGGTGCCGGGGCACAAGTACGTGCTGGGCGTGGACGTGGCCGAGGGCAGCGAGGACGGCGATGCGTCGACGGGCGTGCTTCTGGACGTGACGAACCTGGACGACATCAAGGTGGCGAGCGTGCTGCAGTGCCACAGGCCGACGCCGGAGTTCGGTGAGGAACTGGTGAAGATGTGCCGGGCGTACGGCAACGTGCTGGCGTGCGTGGAATCGAACATCGGCCTTGACGTCATCCGCACGCTCAAGCGCGCGGGCGTGAAGCAGTACGTGCGCGAGCACGATGGCAAGATGCTCGAGCAGATGGACGAGTACGGGTTCAAGACCCGGCGCGAGACGCGGCCGCTGCTCATGGCCAACCTGACGCGCTACGTCATGGGCAACCGGATCAGGGACCTGCGCGACCCGCGGCTGAAGGACGAGTGCAACAGTTTTGTCTACAACGAGCGCGGCAAGCCCGAGGCCCAGCGCGGCAAGCACGATGACCTGGTACTGGCGCTGGCGCTGGCGCTGGAGGCCATCAGCCAGTACGCGCGGCTTGCGGCGCCCATGCCGCAGCCCAAGGTGCCGCCGCGGCCTACGCATGACCACAACGCGGCGCTGCAGTGGGACATCAAGTACGGCTACAAGCCGCCTAAGGCGTCGCCGTACTGACGCCCTTGCAATCGTCCTGCGCTTGCGTAGACTTGTGCGTGGAAGCCATCCCGCGGCCGGGCGCAGCGGGCGAACGGGCGACCACCGTCCGCGCGGACGATACCGCGCATTCGCCTACCCGGGGCGTAAAACGAGGAGGATGCAGCCATGTCACTGATGAGTGCCGCGGAGATCGCGGAACTGGACAAGATGTTCGGGTCTGGTGCGGCTGAAGCCATTGTGGCGGATGCCGGGCAGGAGTCGAAGGAGCCGGCGCAGGAAGCGGGCGACGTGAAAGCGGTGGAAGCCGCGGTCACGGAGTCGCAGAAGGCGCAGGAACCGGAGAGGGTTGCCGAGCCGGAACGGAAGTCTGAGCCGGATGTGAAGGCCGAGGAGGAGGTGATCCGCCCCGTGCCCTACCGGCGGTTCCAGGAAGTGAACTCGGCCAAGCGCGAGGCGGAAGCCCGGTGGCAAGCGGCAGAGAACCGCGCCGCCGAACTGGAAGCCAAGCTTGCGGCGGTTTCGGCACTCAAGCAGGAAGCATCGAGGCAGGAGCCCGATGGCGAAAGCGACTGGCTCAAGCGCATCCTTGACGGGGAAGAATCCGACAACCGCGCATCCGCAAGGGCCACCGACGAGATCCCGGCCTGGGCGAAACCGATGCTGTCCGAACTGGAGCAACTCCGGCAGGAACGGCAGATGGCGGAGCTCGACCGGACGGTGGCTCAGATCCAAGGACACTACCCGGACTTGCCGGAGGAAGTGATCCTGAGCGGGCTGGCCGATGGCCGTGCCCCGGAGGAGATTGCGGTCGCATGGGACCACTTGGGCCGGGCGTATGCCAAGGCCCACGGGTTCGTGCGGCAGGATGCAACGGTGGCTCCGGTGAAGGAGCAGGCGCCGAAGGCCGACGTGGCCCCGCGCCTGCCTGCTTCCAGGGGGCAGTTGAATGCGCCCGAACCGAAGGCGTGGGTCCAAGGCTGGGGCAAGGAGCACCAGAAGGCCGTCGCCGACTTCATCAAGCTGCAGGGGTAGGGCTGTCCTCCCCCTGCTAACGGGCTGAAAGGCCCCGGGGGAAAGAGACATGTCCGCAACGACCCTTCAGATTGAAGCAGTCCTCAAGCGTTTCTACATCGGCAAGATCGTCGAGCAGATCAACCAGGAGTCGCTGCTCCTCGACAACTTTGAGGAAGAGACGGTGACCTGGAGCGGCTCGACCGCCATCGTCCCGCTGCACACCGCGCGTAACGCGGCGGTCGGCGCGGCGGCGGAAGGCTCGACGCTGCCGATCCCCGGCCAGCAGACCTACGAGAAGATCATGATCGAGAGCGCGTACGTGTACGGGCAGTTCTCGTTCACTGGTCCGGCGCGTGCGGCGGCGGCCAAGTCGGCCGGTGCGTTCGCCAACATGGTCGACCTGCAGATGAAGCCGCTGATCCAGGACGTGCGCCACTACTCGGACGTCTGCATGTTCACGGGCGGCCCGGTCATCGGGTACGTGTGGCAGAAGAACGCGGCCATTGGCGCCGGTCCGGTCGGCATGGAAGCGTCGGTGCGTACGCAGTACTCGCCGTCCAACCCGTCCGGCAACCCGGTCGGCCAGCTGGTGCAGATTTACCGCACGGACACGTTCGTGACGGTGGACACGCCGCGCACGCTGCTGTCGATCAACCCGACCGGCACCAACATCATCCTGAGCGCCAACGTCGATACCACCGTCGACACGCTGGGCAATACGATTCCGTCCAGCGTCACGCTGGTGCTGGTGTCGGCGGCCCCCGGCCTCGCCATCGAGCCGATCGGCCTCGCGGGCAACCTCGGTGCGCCGACGTGGTTCAACCTGCAGCGCGGCCTGCCGAGCACCTCGACGCTGGCGGGCAACTTCCTGCTGGCGAACCCGACGTCCGCGGCGTACGACGACCTGACGACGAACAGCCTGCAGAACCTGTCGAGCCAGATCATGTACAAGTCTGGCAAGATGCCGGACGCCATCTGGCTGTCCCCGCTGATGATCTCGGCGTACTCCTCGCTCCTGCAGGGCGTGGCGTCGGGCGTGGCGGGCGCCGCGCGCTTGGACGTCAAGACCAAGCCGGAGAAGGGCGACATCGGGTTCACGGGCTTTGAGTGGAGCGGCATCCGGTTCTTCCAGGGCCAGGACTGCCCGCTGGGCGTGATCTACATGCTCCAGCGCAACCACTGGAAGCTCGCGCTGCTCAAGGCCGGCGAGTTCGACGAGTCCACGGGCAGCATCCTGCGTGCGGTGCCGCAGCAGGACACGTACGCGGGCATGTACAGCTGGTACTACCAGTCGTACACCGACCGTCCGAACGCCAACGGCGCGCTGTGCGGCGTGGCGATCCCGACCTAACCGGCCAAGGCGCGGGCGGCGGCATGGTGCTGCCGCCCGCTGCCGCCGGAACAGACTGACCGCAGGGCGAAAGCCCGGGAGAAGAAGACCATGTCGACCACGTACACCCAGATTCCCGGCGCGGGCGGCTTGTCCGTCACGGCCAACAACCAGGGCGGCGCCTCGGCGATCGGCCCGCAGCAGCCGTGCAAGGTGGGCGTCCTTGCGCTCACGTACCCGACCGGCCTGCCGCTGAACCCCGTCCTGAGCGAGGAGGTGTTCAACGATGCGACGCTGCCGGCCATCCAACTGGCTGCGGAGATCGTGTGCGTCAACACGGCGGGCGTGTACTCGCTGGTGGTGCCGTTCAAGTGCAAGGTCATCGGCGCGTCCTTCGTGTCGACCGGCGTGGCCCCGCACGCGGGCGACACGTTCGCGATCGGCAAGACCGCCCTGGCCGGCGGCGCGCCGAGCGTCATCTGCGCCGCGACGGCGATCACGGCGGCTGCCACGAGTTCGACGCCCGCTGCCACGGTGGACCTGTCGACCGCGACGCTGCTCGCGGGTGACACGCTCACGGTGACGACGGTGAAGAACACCAACGTGGCGGGCTCGTGCTTCGTGACGCTGGTGCCGGTGGCGTAACGCCGCGGTTCTGATAGACTGGGCTGGCCGGGCGGCCGGGGCACCTGCATGTCCCGCCGCCCGGCCTTCACCATGGCGGGCCGCATGTTTGACGAGAGCACCAGCACTCAGCCACAGGACAGCGGATTCAGCCCGGTTTCACAGGGCGTGCAGCAGGCCGCGCAGCAGGAACTTGAGCGGCGCCGGCAGATGCAGCAGCAGCAATCTGACCAACGCAAGAACATGATTGGCACGGGAACCGGCATCGTCGGGGCGATCCTCGGCGGCGTGTTCGGGGGCCTTCCGGGCGCCACGGCAGGGTATTCGGCGGGCAAGGCGCTTGGGACCGGGAAGATGCCGGACATGGGCGCGATGCAGTCGTTGCTGGCTCCGGCCGCTCCGCAGGACAACCCGTTCCAAAGTGTGGCGGCGTGGGCACCGCGGCCAGTGAGCACCGCACTTCCCAAGATGCCGCAGCAGGCGAGCGGCCTTTCCCTCGGCAACCTGTAGGAGGCGCGCATGTACACGCCGGCCGAGATTGCGTCGCAGATCACGCAGAGCCTGAACCTGAACACCCAGTTCCGCCAGGTCTGGGAAGTGTGCATCGAGTTCCTGCGCGGCAACCAGGAGCCGGGCATTGCGGTGTCCGGCATCAACACGACGGGCGCGCAGATTGCCAACCGCATCTGGCAGCCAGAGAACATCATCATCAACAAGATCCTGCCGCTGCGGAATAGCGTGGCGTCGCGGCTCGCGACCGCGTACCCGTCGATGACGGTCATGCCGGCAAGCGACACGACTGACGACGAGATGCGGGCGAAGGCCAGCCAGCTGGCACTGCGGTACTTCTGGAACGAGAAGAAGATCAAGCGCAAGTTGAAGCTTGGCACGCAGTGGCTGACGGACACTGGCAACTACTGGCTGCACGAGTACTTTGACGAGGTCACTGGCGACGTCGAGTGCGAACTCATCAAGCCGTTCGACGGCCTGTGCGAGCCGTACGTCTCGGACATCAAGGACGCCTCGTGGCTGGGCATCCGCCGGTTCACGACCAAGGAGGCGCTGGAGGCGCGGTTTCCGAACGAGGTCAAGCAGATCGAGGAGCACGCGGCGCAGAGCCGCAGTTACGACAGCTACCGGCAGATCGGGCCGAACAGCAAGCCCCGCGACCGGGTGGAAGTGTGGGAGGTCTACACGGCAGACGGGCGGCACATGATGCTGCTCGGGTCGTACGTCCTGTGGGAAGGGCGGATGCAGACCAAGAACATCCCCATCCAGCACGTGCGCTACAACGAGATCTCCGGGTACCTGCAGGGCGTGGGTCTGGTCGAGGTGTGCCTGTCGTCGCAGATCATGCGCAACAGGTTCAACACGCAGATCATGAAGAACGCGTACCTGATTGGCAACCCGAAGATCCTGCGGCCGGTCGAGGCGGGGCTGGAACCGGGCGTGTTTGCCAGCGACGCGGGCGAGATCATCGACTACAACGGTGGCCACGCGCCGTCGTTCCTTGGCGCGCCGCCGCTGCCGGATTACCTGGTGACGCTGCCGGCGCGCCTGGACGCGGACATGGGCGACGCTGCCAGCCAGCACGCCATCTCGATGGGCAAGATCTCCAGCGCCCGCAGCGGCGCGGCGATTGACGCGCTGACGCAGAACGACCTGAGTCCGTTGCAGCTGGTGCAGGAGAACATCGAGGAGGCCGTGACGGACATGGCCGTGTGCGTGCTGCAGTTGATGAAGGCGCACTACACCGAGACGAAGTTCCTGCGCATGATGGGCGAGAACGGCCAGTTCGTGCATCTGGAACTGGACTCGACGGACTTCGTGGACGACCCGCAGGTGTTCCTGGAAGCGGGCAGCCTGTTCCGCATGGAGGCCAGCGACCGCGACCAGAAGACGCTGCAGATGCTGGCGGCCAAGGTCATCACGCCGGAAGAAGCCAAGCGCAACCTTGCGACGCACATGGTCAGCGGCGACATGGTCACGAAGATGAAGGCCATGCGCCGGGCGCGCGACCTGTTGCAGGCGGTCGTGACGTTCAAGCGTCCGTTGCAGGACGTGACACCGCTGGACGACTTGGACGCGCTGAAGGAGGTGTTCGGCGATTACGCGCACAGCCCGGACTTCTACCGCCAGCCGGTGCCGGTTCAGGACATGGTGTACCAGTCCTACCAGCAGATCGTGCAGATGATGATGCAGAAGCAGTTCGCGGACCAGAACCCGAGCGCGGCGCAAATGGCGCAGCTTGGCGGCGCGTCCGCGCAGCCGCCGCCGGTTCCCGGCATGGGACCGCCTACAGGGCAGCAGTCCAATGGTCTGGTTTCGTCCGGTCTGCCGCCGCCTGGCGGCGACCCGGCGTTGTCGGTGCAGGCGATGAAGGCGGAGCAGCAGCAGTTTGAGCAGGGGCCGCTCGGCCATTGAGGTGACCCATGACCGGACAGGAACTGTACCTGCTGTGCAAGTCGCTCGCGGACGACCCTGACGAGACGTTCTTCTCGAAGCAGAAGTGGGCCAACGCGCTGCAGGCCGGGTACGCCTCGTACCAGCAGTACATCTGCAACAGCGTGCCCGAGATCTTCGAGAAGCAGTTCGACTTCACGCTGCTCGGCAGCCAGTTGCTGACGTGGACGGGAACGCCCGTGGCCGGCGACGTGGCGTCGATCACGGTGGCATCGCCGCTGTCCACGCTGACCTACTCGTACACGGTGGCATTGGGCGACACCATGGCGGACGTAGCGACGGCGCTCACGGCGCTGGCCGCTGGCAACCCGTTCGTGGCGACGAGCAACGTCGGCGCCGTGACGCAAGTCCTGTGCAAGACAATGCCGCCAGCGGTGGTGACCAGTTCGTACACTGGTGGCACTGGCAGCGTGCTGCAGGCGCCGGTGCCGCTGGCCGAGGTCAGCATGGACGGCGTCATCTTTGGCGACACGCCGTACGTTGGCAAGGTGGCGTACCGCATCTCCAAGATGCACACGGTCAACGCGGGCCAGTCGCCGGACTTCGGCCTGTGGGTTCAGCCCGCGGGCACGATGGAGCAGTTGTGGAACATCACGTCCACGACCGGCTACGGCAACTTCAACCCGGGCAAGTGGCTGCTGCAAGGCACCGTGCTGAAGTTCAACATCCAGCAGACGTCACTGCTGCGGATGTACTACATTCCGAACGGTCCGGGCGCCAGCGAGTGGCTGACGCTCATCAGTTCGCCGGGCCAGTTCGTGGACAATACACCGGACTTCGCGCAGCAGTGCATCGCCTACTTCGCGTACAGCCAGTATGCCATCCAGGACTGGGCGACAAACCCGGAACTGCAAGCGAAGTTCGGGCAGTTGCTGCAGCAGCTGGACCGCTGGTTGGCGCGCAACCGCACGGGCGATGCACACCGCTGGGTACAGCCGGGACGCCAGGGCCTGCAGGGCGGCGGCGGGTGGTGGTAGGCCATGGCCAACTCGCCGCAGGACCGCAACAGCGTCATTGACATCGACCTGTCCAAGGGGATCGACGCCGACTCCCTTGAGAAGGAGGGCATGTCATGGGCGCAGAACATCGAGTACCGCGTCAACCGGATTGAAGTGCGTGGCGGCTTCGGCACGCTGGCCCAGTTCGGCACGACGCTGAACTCGGGGCGGACCACGGGCACGTACGGGTACGGGGCGCCGGTTGGCGGCACGCTGCAGGTCACGAACCAAGGCCACGCGCAGATCCTGAGCGTGCATCCTCTGGTCGCGTACAGCGGCACGTACCAAGGTCAGGTGCTTGACCACCTGTACGCGTTCAGCGTCTACGACATCACGACCGGCCGGCGTGCGGAGCACGTGTTCCGCACGCAGACACAGTGGATGACCAACCTGCCAGCGGCGGTGCTGCGGTCAGAGGCGCAACCCGCGTGGATGTCCGCTCCGACCAACAGCACGCCGTCGTTCGCGCAGCTGGCCGACTTGCAGTACATGTGCCTGCCTGGGCAGGGCGTCTGGATGTACCGGCCGATTGACCCGTACGCGATTGACCAGCGCCTGCAGACGGTACCGGGAACCATCCAGAACGGCGACGACGCGTGGTTTGAGCAGGTCATCCCGGTGGACGGCGTGTTCACCGATGCGGGTGCCACGTACTTCAGCCAGAGTTCGTTCCCGTTGCCTGCGGCGATGTGCGCGTTCCAGAACCGCATGGTGTACGCGTCCGGGCGCAAGTTGTACTTCAGCGATCCTGACCGGCCCGACAACATTCAGGCCAACAGTTTCTACCAAGTCCCGACCGAGCGGCCGATCACGGCCATTGCGGTGGTGAAGGGTGTGGTGCTGGTGTTCACGGCGGACGAGACGTGGATGTACCAGCCGAGCGACTCGAACCAGACGGGCCTCATTTCAGGCGGCAACATCTACAACCTGAGCCGGAGCATCGGGTGCCTGACGGCGCAGAGTTTGACGTTGATGGGCGACACAGCGGTCTTCATGGACCGGCGTGGCGTGTACGTGTGCGACGGCGGCACGAGCATCCAGAAGATCAGCGGCAGCATCGACACGTGGTTCGCGTTGCCCGAGCAGATCCAGAATCCATTGTCGAACTTCCTGACGCAATTGGGTCTGAACACGCTGACCAACCAGCAGCCGCGCGCGTTCATCGACATGCAGTCGCAGCTGTACCGCTCGACCATGACGTGGGACCCGCTGAACCAGTTGCTGTACGTCACGTTTGACGACCTGACGCTGGTGTTCTGTCCGGATTTCGGGTGGAGCGTGTACCTGTACGAGACGACCGCGCTGGTGGACAGCGGCGTGCCGCAGGTCGGCGTGCAGCAGCGGGTCATCAACCCGATCCTGTTCGCGCACGCGGGCGACCTGTACATGATTGGCGGTGCGGACATTGAGGAGTACGGCCTGTTCTCTGATTCGTCGGTATACATCCTGAAGGCAGGCCGGGGCGGATCGCTGGACCGCAGCAGCGTGACGCAGGAAGACCTGCGCCAGCCATACCAGAACTGGCAGCGTAGTGCGTCGGTAGCGGCAACCGCGCCGCAGTTCTGGGTGGCACCGCCAATCCTGATGCCGGAGAACTTCTACGACAGTTCGCAGGGCGTGACGCTGTCCAGCCCGACATGGCTCGTGCCGGTGTACATCGCGCAGGGCACGACCGGGGCCGCGGAGGTGTCGCAGGTCGACTTGAAATTGACATTTGACAGCACCAAGTGGAAGCCGGCGCTCATCTCCGCAGCCAACTACGCTTACCTTGTGCCGCCTAACCGTCTTGGCAGCCGCACCGCGTTTGCCGACATGCAGGTGTATACCGGCGGCGTTCCTGACCCGGACGGCGCCACCATTCACATCGCGTGGGATGGTGGCGCCGTACCGAACACGTGGACCGCGTGGCCCAACATGGTTGTGAACCGTGGATTGCCGCAGCCGCTTGTGTACCTGCTGATGCAGCGAAAGGCAGGCACCACGGCCACGACGAGCGTGTCAATGAACTGGACCGTGTCGGTCGCGCAGTTGAAGACGCAGGTACTACGGCCGTGGGTCCAGTGCCAGGTCTGGCTGTGCCAGGAGACTGGCCAGCCGAGTTACCCGCAGCAGGACCTTGGGGACAACACGCACGCGCAGCCGGTGGATTGGGCGCTGGCAACTCCGCTGGTGGGCGACGGCAAGGCTCAGTACAAGGCGCGCGGCGCGTTCACGGTGCTGCAGTCCTACGGCAAGGCCGTGGACCGGCAGGTGCCGGACTGGCCGGTTGCCCCGTACGCGAGCGTAACGACCAGCGACTACAAGGACTTCGCGGCACAGAAGATTGACTGGGACTCGCAGGACCCGCACGAGGACCGTGACAAGGACAGCGTGCGGCTACGCATCCAGACGACGGCCGCTGACTTCCCGTCTGCCAAGGTCGGCGGCAACCCGGAAGTCCGGTGGTCAAGCACGTCGGCGCAGGGCACCGGCACGCTGCTGATTGACGACGCGGCGACGGACACGGTGGCGGGAAGCGAGGGCGTTCGTGGCGAGCGGTTCCGCACGATGCTGTTCGGGTGCCTCAACGCCAACGGCGAGGACATCAAGATCGCGCGCGTGCGGATCCTGACGCGGCTGACTGGCGGCTTGCGGCGTACGGGCCGGACGAGGCTGGGATGAGCCGGGAGACACTGGTACCGCAGGGCGCGCAGCCCGTCCTGGTGCAGCAGCAGCGCGCATCGACGCAGGCGGCGGTGTCCGCGCAGCGGCTGGTGCTGCCTGGAAACCTCGTCCATGCGGACACGAACAACACGTTCAGCATGGTTCCGGGGCACTACGGCGACTACGTCGGGAAGGCCGCAGCTGTGATGCAGGGTGCGCCGGGCACGACGTTCGCCGCGGGCGCGTACAAGGCGCAGGTGCAGGCAGCGACCATCCGGCACACGGACGCGGTGACGGTGCATGGCACGGCCAACGGGCAGTGGATGAACAGCCAGTTTGCCGCAGTGACCGTGCAGAAGGGAGCGAAGGCCAAGTTCACGAACTGCCGGTTTTCTGGCAAACTGGACAACAGCGCCGGCGCGGCCGCTGACGTGGTGTGCATCGGCTGTTTCTTTGACGTTGAGCCTGTGAACGTGACGGTGATCGGATGACCAAGAGCAGCCGGTTGACGCCGAACCAGTTCGGTCAGGGCCTGACCCTTGACGCCACGCGCCTTGAGCATGACCTTGTCGCGCTGGCCAACAGGTACAACGCGCCGCTGCCGTGCGACATCGCGCGCCGCTGGGTCGAGAACCACATGGTCACGGGGTTTATCCCCAATACGTTCCCGGTTGACCCGTATGTGTCCACGCCGCTGTTCGAGGAACAGGTCGTGCAGGCGCTGCCGTGGATGGGTGCGTACAATCCGCCGCCCGTGGGGACGGCATCTCCGGGCACTGCCGCTGACGCCATCGCACCGGGCGTGCCTGCCGCGTCAATCACCAACGAATACCGGGCCAAGGGCACGAAGCAGGTCGGCATCACGCCGTCCGATGGCCTGAGCAACACCTTGTCGTTTGAAACAAGCTGGACACAAGTTGGCCCTTCGCTGCTGGACCGTGTCACGCTTGTGCTGGCGACCGACGCGTTCTACTCGGCCGACTTCCTGTGGGGCGCGGACGGTTCCTTTGGTGGTGGCACGCCCGGCGACCCGGTCAACAACATCGTGGTGCAGGTCTTGGTGGACTCGGCGCTCGCAAGCGAACTGCGCGCCGGGGCGACCATGCCGTTTGAGATCCGGTCATTCCGGGCGGACGCGTACTACCTGACGCAGCCGGGCTACGGCACGGTCGCGGACGGCATGGAGCCGCCCACTTGGGACGGAGGCGGCGGGTCGTTTGTCCCCGGCGGCCTGTGCATCCAAGCGTTCCCGCGGCAACCTCTACCCGAGGGCGCGCGCGTCCGGGTGATCGTGTCGCTGCCGCTGTACGAGTCGACTCTGCAGGTAATCCCGCTGGACGTCAGTTCGTTCGGCCAGCACCCTTGGCAGGGCTTCGTGACGAGCGGGCACGTGACGCTGCTGCAGCCAGTGGGGGTGATGTGAGCCAGCCGCAGTTCACGGTCAAGTCGTTCGCCCGCGGCGTCAAGCTGACGGTGCAGCATGCATGGACTCCTGCCCAGCAGATCCAGTCCGCGGCACAGTCATCGGCGGTCGAGGGCCAGCAGGTGCTCGCTCCGACGCGCATGTCCTGGACGTTCACGCCGGACAGCGAGACGTTCGGTTCGACGCATGGGGCCAAGGTGGTGCTGCCGATGATCCTGCCGCCGCCGCAGGACGAGTTCAACGTGCGGACGCGTTCATACTCCGCTGCGCCGCAACTGTATGAACTGAGCATCTCGTTTGACCAGCGCGCGCAGGCAGCTGGCATCACGGACTCGTGGTGTGTCTGGCCGTTCAACACGCAGAAGACGATCACCTCGTCGGAGTCGACACTGTACCCGATGCCGGGGCAACTGGCCGAAGTGGACTTGTCCAGGTACGACACGGTGCTGCGGCTGGTGCAGAAGGTGCCCACGGTGCTGGACACCGATGGCGACAGCCTGGTGCATCAGGACGTGCTGGCATTGCAGGTTCCGGGCGCGGCGCTGTTCGGTGCCGGGTTCAACCCGTACGTCATTGACGGCCTGTCGGTGTACCTGAACCCGTACGGCGCGTACTACTGGGTCATGGAGACGCCTGGCCTGACCGCGCCGCAGGGCACGGACGTCATCCAGCAGTCGGCGCTGCAGGTCATCGGCACGCCAGTTGGCGCGTACCCGGAGACGTACGACTGCTACCTGAGCCTGTCCGGTCTGGTGTCGATCGGCGACACGTTCACCATCAACTCGACCGGCGGTGGCCCATACGTCTACACGGCCACGGGCGTCGGCGTCTCGCGGCAGGACATCATTGACGGATTGCTGGATCTTGCCGTTGGCGACACGGTCTGGACGTTCACGGACGCTGCCAAGACCTATGGCACGGCTGGCCTCGGCCACATCATCGCCACGCACAAGGTTCCGGGGACGACCGTTGACGTCATCACGACCGCGACGACATGCGTGGTCGCGACGTTCACGTCCACCAACGCGTCGGGGTACGGCCACGTCGGGACCAACGGCAATTTCCTGTCGGTGGTCGACAACAACAGCCACACGTACCAGTACGACCTGCTGCCGACCGACACCATTGAGACTGCTGCGGCGGGACTTGCCGCGGCCATCAACGGGCACGACGGCTACACCGCCACGTCGCAGTCGTCTGTGGTGCTGGTGCAAAACGACCCCGGCGTCTCGTTCTCGTTCACGCAGGGGACCAACGACAATGACAATGTCCACGTAAGCCCGTGCTTCGTGTGGTTTGTGCTGTCGCGGCCGCTGCTGGCGATGCCCAACCTGACGCTTGTGGCGTCAATGCAGATGCCACTGTCGAAGCGCGACTACTCCGAGTCGACCAATCCGGCCGTCAGTCCGTACGTGCAGAACATTCCGACAAAGCACTTGGGCAAGATGCAGGCTGGCACGATGGCGCTGCCAGCAGTCCCGGCGGCAGATGCCACCATCACCGGCGACGACTGGCAGGGGTTGGTGACGGCGCTGGAGCAGCCGCTGCTCAACGGCCTGCGTTCCGGCTACGGCCGCGACCCAGGCAGCGAGGGCGACGTGTTCCCGTGGGAGCAACAGGCCACGGACGCCGGGTACCAGGTCATCAACGTGCAGATGTTCCCGAACTGGTGGGACGTGCGCCGGCGCAGCATCAACCCCAAGGCGGCAGGGGCCAACACGTGGGAGCCCGGGCAGGGCGGCTACGTGTGGGGCGTCGGGTTCCCGTACCTGTCCGGGTCGCCTCCGTATGTCAATCCGGTGTGCGACCAGCGCATCATCGCCGTGCCGGAAGGGTTCGTCTTGCACCACGTCATCGTGGCGCAGAACTGCTTCCCGTACCCGGATAACCGCGTCTGGCCGCAGGGATCGGCGTGGGGTGGCCTGTTCACCGGAACGCAGAAGGTGGGCGTTGGCCTGTACAACGGCCTGCGGTCGGACAACCTGAAGTTCCAGCAGGTGGCGTACCTGGAGTGGACCAACGACATCGGTGGCGGTGGCGCGGACCGGAAGTTCGTGGTGGACGAGTTGCTGCTCGACAGCAAGCACCGCAACTACGTACTGTTCAACTGCCCGCTCGTGTGGCCGGACAACACCAACGGCACCCACAGCTACGGCGGCCTACCGGTCGGGTCCGGGCATCCGTTCTGGATGGGGCAGGCCAATTCCAACACCCAGTCCCGCACGCAGGTTGGCGACATGCCGTTCGCGTTTGGTGGCGGGGCGCTTGCCGCGCCACGCACGCTCGGCTCCGAGAACCTGCTGGTGGTGCGCTGGTCGCTGGAGGATGCCGCTGGACTTGGCAACCCGGCCAAGCCTGACGAGGTGCTGTGCGGCCCGGGCGGGCACCAGGTGATCCTGATCGGCAAGCAGTCCGTGGTGGGTAGCGATACGGGCGGAAAAGTCGTATCCTCGAACCCGGTTGTGGGCACGTGGTGACGGAGGACCCAGATGGCGTTTGACGACCAGCAGCAGCAACAGCAGAAGCCGGTCCCGATGACCGGGCAGCAGTCGTTTGGCGCGCAGGAGCAGAACCTGCAGACGGGCTACGGCGCGCTCGGCAACGTGATGCAGCAGGCGGGCAAGACGGCTGACTTGTGGAGTTCCATCGGCAAGGCCAATGAGGCGTCGACCGCACAGGGCCTGCAGGCGATGCGGCGGCAGGCGGCGCAAACGCTGTACGCCAACCGCGGCAGCCTCGGCGGCGGTGGCGGATTGGCTGCGATGCAGCAGGCCAATACCGCCAACCAGTTGGCGCAGAACCAGGCGGTGCAGCAGGCCAACCTGCAGCGCGCCCAGCTGGCGGCTCAGGGGCAGGAAGCGGGCATTGGCGCGCAGCAGCAGATTGCGCAAGCGGCCGGCCAGCGGTACCGGATGCTGCAGGACCAGCAGCAACGGCAGGTCCGCATCAACCAGGCGCTGGACATGGCGCGGCAAGTCATGCAGCGCAACGCGGGCACCGTCTTCACGACCGGCGCGGACAGGATGAAAGCACTCAACGAGATCAACCGGGAAGTGCTGGCTACCGAAAGCGATCCGCAGGTCATCGCGGCCGTCCAGCAGTACTTGCATGGCCTGATGAGCGGGAACGAGAACGTCCCCAACACGATCGACGTCTAGCAGGAGCGGCCATGGCTCGCGTCAGGGTGGATCACGATTCGCTGACCGACCTGTTCCGCCCCGGCGGCACGGTCGAGCCGATCAGCCGCGCGGACCAGTCCGGGCGCACGCGCTTCAACTTGGAGACGGGGCTCGACTTCGCCAACCGCGCGATGACGAGTCCTGCGCTCGGCGTGGCGGGCAACCTGCTCGCGCGCGGCGGCACGGCGCTGTATCGCTCCCTGAGCGGCGAGCCTGACTCCGCGGCAGCATTGCGCCAGCAGGCAGCGCAACGCATGGGCACGCCATCGTCGCTGGACATCCAGCGCGCGGTCGAGGCGCAAGGCATCGCGGCGTCACCGGAAGCCATGCGCGACGAGTTGCGGCGCAAGGCGGCGATGCGGCTGGCGGGGATGCCTGAGCCATTACCGCCAGAGCAGGCTCCCATGCTTGCGGGATCACTTTCCGGCGACATGGCCAGCACCATGCCTGTTGGAGCGTCTCAGCGCATGGGGGCTGGTACGACCGCGGCCTTGACGTCAGCGTTTGCCCGGGCGGCGCAACAAGCCAATACGCCTTCAACCGGCGCAGCCGACATGCGCGGGCTGATGGCGTCGCCGCAGAACCCGTACGCCCTTGGTGCCACGCCCAACATGCAGTACTTGCCGGAAGGCGCGGCACCGTTCAGCGCGGACCTTGAGCGTGCCGTGGCGCAGCAGGCCAATGCGCCGGCGCGGCCGCCGATTGCTGGCGCCCCGTCGCCGGAGCAGATCGAGGCGTACGCGGGCCCGCGCCCGCCAGCACCGGAGCCGTTTGACGCGGAGCGCCGTCACCTCGCCGAGGACGACCTGAAGGCGTACAACGCGCTGCGCAAGCAGGCGCTGGACGCGGTGAAAACGGGAGCCTCGCACGCGGAACTGGAGCCGATCTACAAGGCCATGCACGCGGTGCAGGACAGGATGCTGGGTGCGCGCATGGCTCCGGGCGTACTGCAGGCACCGGACATCATGTCCGAAGTCCCGCGCGAGGCTGTCGCCACGGGCGCTCCTGCCCCGGAGCCGCCGCCCGTGCAAGTTGTCCAGACGCCGCAGGGCCCGCGTGAGGTCGTGCGGATGGGCAACACGGTCATCGTGGAGAACCCGCGCACCAAGCAGTACGAGATGTGGGGCCGCGGCAAGGGTGGCCAGCCGGAACTGCTCAAGTCGATGCCTGCGAGCCTCGTGGTGCCGGGCGCCGGCGTCCAGGCGGGCGGCGAGGAACCTGCTCCTGCGGCACAGGCGGCGCAACCGGCGGCGCTGGTTGAGGACGAGCGCCTTGCCAAGGCCCGCGAACTGATGAAGGGCGGCACGGCTGCCCCGGCCATGGCGCAGGCGCAGGCGCCCGTGGTGCCGCAACTGGACGAGTACGGCCGGTCGCCGGAGCAGGTTGCCGAGGCACGTCGCCGTGCGATGGAACTGGTGCGCCCGCAGGAGCAGGTCCCCGGCGTCATCCGCGACCGCGACCAGCTGCTGGCCATGGCGGCGCAGGCGCGCACGCCAGAGGAACAGGCAGACATCCTGCGCCGTGCGCCCGACGCCGACGTGTACGGCACGACGCTCGCGGACCTGCTGACCGGGTCGCACGTGGCGCGTTCGGAGTTTGCCCGCGAACTGCGCGCGGCGATGCCCGCGGTGCAGAAGCGCAAGGCCCCGGAGGAACTGGCGCTGGACGTGGCGCGGGCAGAGAAGGAGCGGGCCGAGGCTGCCTGGTACAAGGAGCGCCCGGGCCTGCAGCGCGACCGTGACCGGGCGCTGGCCGACCTGAAGCGGGACGAGACGGCGCGCAAGTATTTTTCAGATCTCGACCGCGCGCACCAGCGCGACCACCAGCTGGCGGCGGCCGATGCCAAGAACTCGGCGGACAGGCACCTGAAGGAACTGAAGCAGAACCTCGACGTCGTCAAGGTCATGGAAGGCATCCGGCAGTTTGAGGAGAAGATCAAGCGCGGCTGGCCGTTCAAGCCAGGCAGCGTGAACATCAACATGGGCAACGACATGAAGGCCCTTGGTGCGCTGCTCGACAACGTGAAGGAAGCCAAGCGTGGCGCGGACGAGACGCTATCCAAGGCTCGCGACATTGTCACCAAGAACGCGGCGTACACCGTGCCCAAGGAAGAGTTCGACCAATTGTTCCCGGCAAATCCGGGAACGCTGCGTCCCCAAGACCCGGATCCGGCCGATGCGCGGTACCAGAAGATTGAACTCGATGACGGGCAGGTCGTCCTGTCCACCATGGCCAAGGAGCAGTTAAAGGAAGACCAGAAGGCGGCGAAGGAAGCGCAGGACGCATGGGACAAGCGTGCTGACGCGCTCAAGGCCAAGCGGGCTGAAGCCATGGAAAAGCGCAAGGCGGCAGAGGCTGCGCAGCACATCCTGGAAGACCCGGACGTGCGGCAGGTGTCGGACACCGGGCAGGGCTTTGTTGCGTCCGCCACGGACATCCTCAAGGGCTTCCTCAAGGGCAAGCCTTCTGAAGTGCCGCTGCCCAGTTCCGCAGGTCTTGCGCCGAGGTCGAAGAAGCCGGAGAAACGCTGATGCCTACGCCGCAGGAAGAACGCATCCGCGCCCTGCAGGCAGCGGCGCAGGTCATGGCCGGGACTCCCGGTGCTGGCCCGGCGCCTGCGCCGGAGCCGCCCGTTCCACCGCAAGAGCGACCGTACCGCAGGATGTCGGAGCCGGATCCCGAGTCGCGCCGGGCGGCGGCGGCAACGACCGTGCGAGCGGACACCGGTGAGTTGCTGACGGAGCACATCCGCAAGAACGACTGGCGCTGGTCGCCGCTGCAGCAGGCGGCGGCGTTTTTGAGCGGCGTCGGAGGACCCAGTCCATTTGATCTTGGCGAGCATTTCATCAAAGGGACACCGCTGCCTCCTGGTGGTCTGGACATCGGCAAGGGCATGGAGTCCATGCGTGCCGAGACGCAGCAGCGCCTCCGCGACGTCCTGCCGGAAGGCGTGACGCTGGACCCGGGGCGGCTGCTTGGCCTGCGCAAGGAAGGCGTGGAGCCCGCGCCCGGCAACCTGCCGGAGATCGCACGCCGCACGATGAAGGAGGCGATCCCGTTTGCCCAGCGCGAGCGCCCGTACCACTGGGAGAAGGCGCTGGCCAAGGGGGCGCTGAACGTCGGGACGGACCTGCTGGACTTCGTGTCTGCGGTGCCGGGCCTGATGGGCAAGGTGCTGCTGCCGCGGCAGGTGTACCCGGGCGAGACGCAGGAAGAAGCGGCCCAGCGCATCCGCGCCGAGATGGAGCAGCTTGGCGAAGAGACGGTAACCGGCCTTGTGGGCGGCACGGCGGAGATGGTCACCAACCCGCTGGAGTCCCTTGTCGCGCGCCCGTTCAGCACGTACGCGGTGGGAAGCCAGTTGCTGCACGGCGCGGGCAAACTGACGCGTGCGGCCAAGGCAGCGCGTGCTGGCGTGCCGGAAGTGCCACCGTCCGCGCCCGTGCCGCCCGGCGGGGAACCGCCGCCGGTAACGCCACCGGAACCGTCAGCGCCGCAGCCGGAACCCGGAATCGCCAAGCGCATCCAGGAAGTCGGCACCCTAAGCGAGAAGCCGCCACCCAAGGGCGCGCCGCTCATCGACCGGGCGCTGCACAACCTGCGCGAGGGCCTCATCAAGTCCGGCGTTGGCGCGGGCAAGGCGCTGGACTTCTACCTCGCCAAGTTCGCGGACGGGTTCTACAGCGGCGACCCGCGCGCGTCGGTGATGACCGAGGAGTTCGCGCGCAGCAAGGAACTGGCGCACGCTGCCGTCCGCAGCACGGCCAAGCGGCTGGCGGGTGCGGCGGCCAAGGAACTGGAGCGCGGCACGCCCGTGCCGCCTGGGCAGTTGCCGGGACTTCCCGGTGAAGCAGCACCGGCAACCGGCGCGCTGCTTGCGCCAGAGGCTCCTGTCCCCGCGCCCGGACTGGAAGCGCCGGAAACGGCCGGCGCGCCGCGCTTGGCTGCGGAACCGGAACGGCCCACGGCAGTTGGCCCGGTGGCGGCCGACAGCGCCCGCATCGAGAGCGCGTTGCGCGAGCAGCTGCGTGGGCTTGAGGGCGCTGACCGTGCGATTGCCGACTTCATGGAAAACCTGCGTGGCGGCGACGAGCGGGCCATCGGCATCGCTCACGCGATCCTGAACCGGCCGGACGTGGCGCAGCAGATCTTCACGGCGCTGCGGGACAGTTTCGCCAAGCGCGCCAGCCAGCCGCCGGTGCCACCGGAAGCGCCGCCACCGGGCGCGCCTCCCGCCGCGGGACCAAAGGCGCCAGTCCCACCGCCTGAGCCTCTTGAGCAGGTGGTGCGGGAGAAGGTCTACGGCGCGCAGAAGGTCCACGAGGAGATCCCTGTCGCGGAGCCGACCGACGAGGCGGCAGCCCGGCGCGTCCAGGAGATGTCGCCTGACCTGAAGTCCAAGGCGCGGGAGATCGCGGACGAACTGATGAAGCGCGGCAAGCTTGGGCGCGAGATGCGCCATGCCGTGCTCCAGGACGTCGAGCACGCCGTGCAGGACGCGCTGGGCGGCGAGGGCAAGACGGCCAACTGGAAGGGCCAGATGCGCGCCAACCCGGACAGGTTCGCCAAGGACTACCTGCGCGCGGCGCAGGAGAAACTGGGCGAGCACCAGATGACGCGCAAGGTCAAGGCGATCCTGCTGGAAGCAATCGACCGGCGGGACTCCAAGGGCCTTGAACTGACGGCGGTGGAGCAGGGACCGGACGGGCAGTACCGGCTGGTGCGCAAGCGCACCGTGCCGCGGACGCCGGGCGGCAAGGGCGGCTACGTGGAACTTGACCCGGCGGAACTGGTCAAGCCGCGGCGCCTGACTGGCGACGAGGTGCGCAACGCCGTCGAGGCGCAGCTGAAGGAAGTGGCGCGGCGGCACCTGAAGGGCGCGGAACTGGCGTCGCGGCTGGAGGGCGAGGCGGCGCGGGCCATGCGGCAGGACACCGGTGACGTGTTCAACGCCGTCAAGGACGCCGTCCGCAAGGTGACGGCAGAAGAGAACGTGGTGCCGGAGGACCTGTACCACGGCGCGAAATCGATGCCCGAGGCACAGGCGGCGCTGGAGCGCGTGGTCCACAACATCCTCATCAACGCGCGCGAAGGCAACCTGCAGGCGCAGGTCCTGCCGCCCGGCGTGCGTCCCGCCAAGGTCGGCGACATCCTGCGCCAGTTCATCAAGGACCTCGACCAGCGGCAGGGCCGCGCCATGGTGCGGGTGTCCGGCGAGCCGGAAGTGCCGCCGGTGGCGGAGGCGGGTGCGCCACAATTGCCGCCGCCGGAGCGCGCTGGCCTGCCCGCGCCTGAATCCGGCGCGCTGGCCAAGGTGCCTGAAGCCGTGCTTGAAGGCGAGCAGCCTGCTCGCGAAGCCGCGCCGCAACTGGGCGCGCCGCCTGACTACGAGCACCTGCGCATCAGGGAGCCCGGAGCGCCGTCGCCACCAGAGCCGCCCATTGAGGCCGAGTACCTGAACCTGAGCCCGTCGCAGAAGCAGGGGCTGAAGCGGCTGGCATGGGAACTGCAGGGGTACCGGCCGCTGCCGGAAGACCTCGGCTTCGGGACCAAGGACACGCCCGCGTACGCTGAACCGGAGATGGCAAAGTCGCTTGGCTGGCACGTCCTGTCGGAGCAGGTGCTGTCGGGTGCCAAAGGTGCCATGGGCAGCAAGAACCCGGTCGCGCGGCTGCTGTCGTGGGCCAACAGCCTGACCAAGAGCAACCTGACCGAGAAGAGCATCGCGGCCGGCGCCAGCAACCTTGCGCCCAACATGACAGCGAGCGCCATCGCCTATGGCAAGGACCCGGTCACGTTCGTCAACGACGCGGTCAAGTGGATCGGCGAGGCCGAGAAGTACCACACGGGCAACGCGGCAGAGGTCGCGCCGGAAGTGGCGGACGCCATCAAGTCGGTGGAGCGCGCCGGTGTCGGCATCGACTTCGTGTCACATGAGTTGCAGAGGCAGGGCATGACGCCGGCGCAGAAACTGCGGGCGGGCAAGATTGCTGCCATGCTGGGCGACACGCGCGGCGTGCTGCCGACGACCCGGTTCGCGCAGTGGCTGTACAAAGGGGGCGACCAGGCCGTGCGCCTGCCGGTGGCCATCGAGGAGTTCCTTGACGTCAAAAAGGAGGCGAAACTGCTGCGCGACGGCGAGCACCGGGACGTGTATCCGTCGCGCCGGAGCATGGTGCGCGTCAGCCGCAAGGGCGGCAAGTGGTTTGCCGAAGACCCGTATGCGGCCAACGCCAAGGACCGCCTGCCGCGGGAGATCACCGAAGACGAACTGAACGACCTGATCGGGCGGCACGCGGCGCACAAGGCGACGTACATCGTCGGCGACTACCCGGACATGCCGCAGTGGATCAAGGCGCTGAACGCGTCGGGCCTCGACGTCATCGCGTCGCCGTTCAAGTCGTGGGCGGGGCACGCGATGGACATGCCCGGCAAGCCCGGCCTCGGGTACAACATCTTCGTGCGCGACCCGTTCGCGGTCAGCACAAACAATGTCGGCGCATTGGTGGCGGCGGCCGGGCGCAACCTGCAAGTGGCGCTGGCCCGGTCGGCGATTGCCAACGGCCTGCGGTCGGCGCTGGCCAAGCAGGGTGCCAATGGCCAGCTGGCGCAGGACTTCCGGTCGCGGCCGGACAACGACCAGTCCGTCATCATCGGCTCCATGACGCGGCCGGATGTCATCGAGGCGCTGGTCATGGGCAACTGGGCCAACATCGGCCCGACGATGCAGGTCATCGGCGCGCTGGAGGCGCTGGCCGCGCAGCCGGAGGTGGCTCGCGAGAAGGCGCTTGGCGAGAAGGGCCAGTTGGGGGAACTAGGCGAGGAGGTCGTGCGCGCGGAGACTGGCCGGGACTTCAACACCAAGGACGCGATGCGGATGGCGATGCTGTCCGGCAACTGGATGGCCAATGCGTGGCAGGCGATCCAGGACCAGGCCAAGGAAGGCAAGACGTTTGACCCGTCCGTGGTCACCGATGGCCTTGCTGGCGCGCTGGTCGGCGGCACGAACGCGGCGCTGGCCCGTGGCGCGATGGCGTACCTTGGCGACACGGGGCCGGAGGCACACCCGCGCATCCCGGTGGGCGACACGCGGTACGCGATGGCGAAGCTGTCGGGCCGGGAGCACGACGTCGATCAGGCAATGGAAGGCGCTGCGACGCCGATCATGATGTACATGATCTCGCAGGTGCTCGGGAAGGGTTGGCGGGCCAAGGACTTCAATGCGAACAACCCGGAAGAGGTGCATTCGTACCTGCACAAGATGGGCCTGTCGCTGAAGGAAGCGGCGGCCACGCCCGCGGAGCGGACGGAACGCGAGGCGGCGGAGAAGCGCATGCGCCAGGCGCGGCCGGAAGAACAGGGCGCGGTGGCCAAGTACAACGAGGAGCGCCTGCAGCGGTTCAACAGTTACCGGGCGCTGGTTGACAACACCGTGGACATGGCGTGGGACCGCTACGTCAACGCCTATGACAAGTTGCACAATGCGGCCTTGCGCCGTACCATGAAGCCGCCGTCCGCCGGGAACAGCGGGGCGAGGGAGTCCAGATGACCACCGCATTCCCGAAGGTCGCAGGCTACAACGGCACGTTCGCCGGTTCGCCGGTGACGCTGAACGTGCAGGCCGACTACGGCTTTGTCGCTGGCGAGGTGCTTGTCACCGGCAGCGCGGCGTTGACCCTGACGCTGCCCAATGGCAACCAGCTGGTGGTGCCGGTGGGCGTGGTGCTGACGCTGGCGGGCCCCATCAACACGGCCGTCGTCAGCGGCACTTCGGGGCAGACGTACACCGTGTACTTCGGCGAGAACCCCGGCTCGTTCACCGCGGCGATTGCCGGCGGCGGTGGCGGTGGTGGTGGAGGCGCGTCCAACTTGGCCCCATACCTGACCGATGACATCACGCAGTTCCCGTACCTTCCCAACAGCGTGCCGATTCGAGGCTTCAGCAACCATTTGGCATTCACTGCAGTTCCTGGTTCTGGGGCTGGGTTTGAGGTCAATTCTGATGATGCTGTGTTAGTGTCTGCAGTCAACGACATCCGGCTGGAAACTTTCGGAAACGGAGCATCCGCTGTGTTGCGATCTGCCGCTTTGAACGGAGGAGCTTCCCTTCAAGTCGGAACAGGACCTAGCTCAAAGATCATGGAGTTGACTTTGGGCGGCATCGCTTGCGATTCACTAGAACTCAAGCTGGTGGCTGACGGAACGGCGGCAAACAGCGCAGCGACGGTTCAGCAAATTGTAGACCGCATCCGCTGGGCCGGCACCACTTGCGCCACGACTGGCGGCGGAACCAAGTACATCCCCTTGGGATTCGATGCGGCCAGCACCACGCCATTCAACCTTGCGCTGGCGCTTGCAGGCACTGTCAAGTCTTTTTCACTGCGCTGCACGCGCAACAACTGCACTGAGGACACCCAGTACAACCTGATGCATGTTGCGGTGCCCAATCCTCCCGTATCAATTGGGACGCTGACGGTCGTGGCGGGATCATCAGGTGTCGGGTTCCAAACCATTCCGCTGGCTGTTGCGGTGACGGACGGCGACGAACTGTTTGTTGAAGCCGTATCACCGGTCGCCGAAACGACTGACGTGCAGACTGTTCTCTGCGTCGCCGAACTGAGCATCGTGTAAGGAGAGACATGCGTACCTACCCGATCCAGAGCCCATCGCAGCCCGCACCGGGATTCCCGTGGGGCCAGCGCAGCAGCAACACTGGCAACCCGAACACGGGCGTGCGGCAGAACACGGTGCTGACTCTGTTGGGCACACCACAAACCGGCAACACGTACGCAGTCAACGACGGCACCAACACGTTCTCGTACACGGTGCTCGCTGGCAACACGCTGTCCGACTGCGCGACGGGTCTTGCGGCGGTCATTGACGCGTCCCCTTCCTACGTCGCCAGCGCGCACGGCACCGAGGTGTGGGTCACCGATGGCGCGGGCACCTCGTTTGTGCTTACGGACGCGAGCGCCAACCCGACCATCCCCGGTGGCAGCATCAGCATCACCAACGTGAACCCGGCGGTTGCCGCGGGCAACATGGACTTCAGCAGCCCGGGCGTCCTGCGCCTGACCAACGTGGGCCAGATGGCCCTGTGGTGCCAGTTGCTGTCGGGGACCAGTTACCAGGTCACGCTGTGGGCGTACAGCCCGGCGCTGGGCCTGTTCCACAGCCTGAGCACCACGACCGTCAGCGCGGCGACCGAGGTCATCCTGCTGGACGTCGCGGCGCTGGACGGAGTGTTTGTGGAGTTGAAGACATTCGTTGGCAACGCGGTCGCGCTGGTCTACGCTGACGGCAACCGGCTGACGCCGGGATTCCAGGGTTGACGGAGGCGCGATGTCTGGCTACGAGAAGGCGGACAAGAAGGCTTTGGCAGAAGCGGCCAGGAGGAAGCTTGGCCGTGACTCAGGGTCGCACGTGCCGCCTCAGTCCGTGCGTTCCAACGCTTCGCGTGGACTTGAGATGCGCCGCGAGCATGGCCGTGGCGGCCTGAGCCCGCAGGAAGCACACGAGCAGGGCATTGGTTCTGGCGTGTCGCGCGCGGCGACATTGGCGTCCGGCAAGGCCGTGCCAACCGAGACGGTCAAGCGGATGCACGCCTACTTTGCGCGTCACGAGAAGGACAAGCAGGCTGAAGGATTCCGCGAAGGAGAGAAGGGATACCCGTCCGCAGGGCGCGTGGCGTGGGACCTGTGGGGTGGCGACGCCGGCAAGGCGTGGGCTGACAGCATCGCTGCGAAGGACAAGTAGGAGGGCACCATGCCGGGCAAGATGGACGCGGAGCACGAGCGGCTCTGGGACGAGGCCAAGGCGGCCGCCGAGAAGGAAGGCAAGAAGGGCGACTGGGCGTACGTCCAGGGCATCTTCAAGCGCATGTCCAAGGGCGAGCACAAGAAGCCTGCCAAGGCCAAGCCTGAGCCCAAGCACGACCTG